TCGGAAACAGAAGTAAGAGGCATTGCTTTCACCTTTTTCATAGTCTTTCTAATAATCTTCTTTCCAATAAAACTGCCTCCTACTTGGCCATCATCATTGTCACTATCCTGTTCATCGCGCTTAGTATCAACATAAGTCAAATTTACTTGAGGATAAATCTTGTTTAGTTGCTTAACAGTATGTGCGTAATGCTGTTTTAATTCATTCAACTGACGATGGACTTCGGCTGTGTCAATCTTTTTCACATTTGTTCGCGGAGTTTGATATTCACCCGAATTCATCAAACGTTCCCTAACACCAGCCTGCTTATTTAATTCAATCGCTTGATTAGCAATTCTTGCTCGGTATTGTTTCAAATCCATTATATAATAATGGAGAATAAAAAAATAGCTGAATAAATGTTTTTTATTCATTGATATATCCATGAATCTTTTTGCTTCTTCTAGGAGGCATTCCAGATGCAGACATTCCACTAGCCATATCTAGACCGCGAGATGCCTGTTCACCAACTTCATTGTCAAGCTTATGTTCAATTTGTGATGCTTTATGGAAGTTAAGGCGCATGTGCTTACTCAGTGCATTAATATTTTCAATTGCCCCACCAACCACCTCGGTTTCGTAAGTCTGCTTATCCATCACAGGATCCTCGCGCTTAGTCTTCACAACAGAAGCAATATCCAACAGTCCAGTAAAAGTATCGCATTTGCCACCTTCTGTTCTAAAGATACCCGCTTCAACACAAATTAGATAGATGGATGGTGTGATGGCTTCGTTAGACTGATTAGTAACGTTAATATCAAAGCGAATCTGGAATTGACCACGACTCATGTTGGTCACTTGTTCATCTAAGCAAAGATCCATAGCAGGATCAATACAAAGAACGCTACCAGTTGTAGGAACGGTCACAGGATTACCATTCATATCGTTAGTGTTGCCGTAGCCAGAGAATTCAAAGAAGTTAGTTTGAATACCATTACGAACAGTCATCTCGTACAACTGAACCTTGTCCGCGCTATTCAACAAGCCCTGCTTTCCATTGAAATCCACATTGATACTATTGATCACCATGAAAGAGTTGGAGTCGTAAGTGGTCAACTGACTTGCATTCTTCTTAACATAAATGAGCATTTTACTTGGGCACACTTGCAATTGTTTGCTATCAAAAGTAATAGTACTAGTCTGACCGGGCTGAATAGGAGTAGACAGCTGAGTTATTTCACTTCTATAGTTATTGTAATTAACAACATTTCTAGTTACAATCTTTCTAGCACACGTATCAGGAATAATCATAGTACGCATGAAAGCCTTAGGATCTCTGTATCCGAGATAAGTCACATTACTAATAGTCTTGGATGTAGTGACATCGTCGTGTAACAGTGCATAAGAAGCGTTAGACATGACTCTAGTAGCGTCTCCAAATGTCAATTTAAGATCTAACTTATTCAATCCAGTCAATGACGCACAATTGTTTGATGAACCACTAATAAAGGGTGACATGAACAGAAGAGGTTCGGTAACCGTGAATCTGAGAATAAAAGATGCATACGGAGAAGTACCGTTCGCATTAGCCACAATTCTCAGAGTATTAATAGGAGTTGTGCCATCAGTCTGATAAAGCTTCACAACATAAGCACCGCGACCAATAAACTCTTTCATATAAGTACCATTGGAATAATTGGCGAGTACGTTGTTATTAGAACCGAAGCCATCTCTATAATCATAGTAAAAGGTATCAATTAAAGACGGTGTAAGACTGTTATACTTAGCAAGATCTTGGTAGTTATAGGTTTTGAGAAGAGCGCTCATAATCTCCCTTGTGCTTACAGATGGGGAAGCGGTATTTACCTCAGTTTGCACTGAAGTAAGCAAAGAGTTAAGGGGAAACGCTTGCAATGCATTGGTGTTTCCGTAATCGAACAAAACCTCATCGGGAGCCCAAAAATTTGCAGTAGTTCCACCTGAAATATCAATCTTCAGGTCAATGGTAGATTGAACCATAACATTTCTATCCACAGCAGAAAGTACGGAAGGAATGTTCAATTGAATAGTGCATTGTGTGGTACCAGTGTTAGACTGGGCGTTAAATTTGTGGTAACTGGTGGATTTAGGACCAGTAATGACAGGCAAAACAACCTCACTAGTGATATCCTCAATTTGGCTGTCGACAATGTTAACAAGCTTGTAGTCTGTACTCATATTATAATATAAAACAGATAAATATTTTCTAAACAAAAAATAATAATTCTCATACTATATTATTAATGAGTTTAATACTTAATGCAAAAGACAATGTATTTGCGTATATTGAAAATAAGAAAGGGCAACGCGAAGGAACAATTTCTATAAATCAATCTGATGCTGGTGATGGATGTGATCATGTTGAACTCGATGACGGGTATAAATTTTGTTTGGCACCAAAATCATTAAAGGACATAGAACGACAGACTTTATTTGTTGCCGGAGAATCTGGAGCTGGTAAATCCCATTATATTCGTGAATACGCAAAACGCTATCGTAAAATGTTTCCGAACAATCCAATATACCTAATATCTTACTTAGAAAAAGATAAGACACTCGATGAATGCAAAGAGATTACTCGAATCAAACAAGCGTTAACACCAGAGTTTTTGAATGTTTGTATGGATATGGACTTAGAAGCGGAGTTTGAAAACTCACTCGTGATATTCGATGATATTGATTCAATTAGTCCAAAAACAGATAAGAAAACCAAAGATACTATCTATGGTTTTTTAAACAAAATGTTAAAAATAGGACGACATTATGGAATTGGTGTTGCGTACTTGGGACATGAATTGTATCGGGACTTGGGAAGTATTTTGAATGAATCTATGACAATTACCTTTTTCCCGCGATTTTTAAACTATTCAAAGTTGAAATACTTATTAAAAGAATACCTGGGGTTATCAGATAAACAAATCAAAAGCATCCGATCAATCAAAGATAGATCCATTACTTTTATTAAGGGTGAATATAAGGTCATTCTTTCGGACAGACAATGTTTTATACTAGAAGACGACTTTTAAGTAATCTACTCATCCTTGATCTTCAATTCCGACTTCAACTTATTTATCTCTCGAATAAATTTGAGAGATAAATTATTTCTTTCATCAGTTGAAAGCATTTCTTGCAACGCTTGACATTTCTTCGTTTTCAAATGACTCTTTGCATAATACAGGTTTACACATTTATGGCAGAATACACAATGTAATATATCATTGCAATACTTTTTATAGGCAATATTCTTAGACATTATATAATATTACACGAAAAACATTTCTTCACAATATTGAACACTATTACATAGATTCGCACGGTATTGCACAGAATTACATAAAAGCGCACAGAAATACACAGTTCAGTTTAAACACTGCACAATATTGCACTGTTTAACACGAAATATAACAGTATAAAATGAAATAAAATAGATTTTAACAGCATTTATTTCAGTGTATTCCATAACATACAAACTAGTTGATCAAATGTTGTGTGATATTTGTCTTTCAATCCTTCCATGCGCTCGACAAATTGTTGTAATGTAATATTTCTGAACACGCACTTTGTAAAGCTTTCTACCCATTTGCCACAAGTATTAATATTTGGATTGTACTCTTGAAATTGTTTAGTATTATAACTAAATAAAAAACCATGAGGAATGGTTTTTAGTAATCTTGTAAGCGATCTTTCAGTTTCATTTAATTGATAGCGAACGCCTGCTGATATTCTACTTAACTCTCCATCTGGAGCAACACCATATGAATCAAAATAATATATTTTATTTCCATTTCGACATAAACATGTCCAATGCCCAGATTGTTCGCTTGTTTTTAATAATATAAAGCAAGCACATTTATCATATGGCAGTATCTCCATAATATCTTGTATATCATTTAATTCGGGATATAACTTAATCATGATTTGATTCGGTGTTGATTTAAATTTGTTTTGTAAATCAAAATTGCTTACCAGATAAGCTAATTCTTTGTCCATTAAAATAGAACAGAGAAATAAATAAA